AGCACGAACTTCTCCAACGGCACCTTGTTGTCCAAGATGTCCTTCAGCTTCTGCTTGACGAACGTAGCTGCTTTGCGCACATCCTTCTCTTGCAGGAGCACATCCAGCGCTCCACCGAACACGTCCTTCACAATGGGCGCATTGTCGCGGCGCTTCAGTACGATACCCATTGACATGCGCTTGGCTTTGGCGGGGTTCGGGTCCTCTTCATACTTCATGCCGACGTAGCGCTTGCGACAGAACAGAATGAATGGATAGAAGGTCTTTTCGTACGCGATCTTGTACGGGCGGCGACACTGGTCGGTGATGCGCTTGCCCGCCGCAACTCCAAGGCGGATGGAATCCGCGAGATCTTTGGTGGGGAACTTGATGAAGATAGAGTCTGTGTCCCCATAGATGACCTCTCCGTTGAATTCGGACTCCACGATGTGTTTGGCTTTGTACAGAGCAGTTCGTCCTGCGGAAGTGGTGCAGGCAGCGACACACAGTTTGCGGATGGGAGACGTACGACTACCAGTCTGCCCATACACGCTGTTGGCGACGACCTTGTAAGCAAGCTGAAGACCATTATAGACAGAGCGAGCAGCATCATCGTATTTAGGATCCTCCATCATTTGTTTGTATTCCTTTCGTTTTGCAAGCAGAATCTCCAGTGTCTTGGGGAGAACACCCGTCAACATGGGCTGGTCGGCTTTGGGCTGCACAAACGTGCACACCACTTTGCCCGTCACCACGCCCTCGTCGTCCTTGAGCTCATAGCTCACCTCGTCCAGCGTGTACTTCTCCTCCAAGTCCCGCACCGCCTCCATCGGCAAGCCTGCGTGACCCGTCTTGCGTCCCTCCGTGTCAAAGTGGCGCTCACAGACCAGCGTGTCAGGCGACAAGTTGTAGGCAATCATGTTCGTGGGATACAGCGAGTTGAAGTCCAGCACCGAAACGGGCTGGTCAAGGTACATGCCAATCTTTGGGCTGATGACGACGGCACCCTCATAGGTCTGATCACCCATGACATTCTCCAGCGTCCGCAGAATCTGATCGCGCTGAGCCGCATAGTACGCCACAGCCGAGAAGATCTTGATGCCCTGACCCCGCGTCAGAACATACTGCATCGGGACCTTGCACACATCCGCCATTCCACGCGTATTGACCAGCGTGTCCAGCTTGGACATTAGCGTCAACACCAGGTCGCAGTCCTGAATGCAGTACTTGGCAATGCGCGCCCTGCCATCGGGTCCACCCTCGCGATGGAGGCGGAACAGCTCGTGCGGCTCCACGTCGTCCTTGGTGAAGGTCCACTCAATCTGCTTCCGTTGGGTCGGGCTCAGGTCCGCAAACAGGTCACCCGGTGCCTCCACTGTAAAGGTCGTGGGTGTCAGTGCGAGGACCTTGAACTTTTCCCCATCTCTATACGGATCCGTACTATTTCCAACAAGGTCAAAGCGGGCAAAGTTACCCACGCATAACCCCCGAGTGCTTTTAGTCGTGACCACATTGTTTGTATAGCTGAGAACCTTGTCGCGGAGGAACACGGAGGCTACCGAGTCCAGCTTGAAGGAGTCCAGTGAATGTTCGCGGCGCATGTTCAGCAGGAGGTCCACTGACATGCGACCGCGGAGACACAGGATGCGGAGGTCGTACTTGCCTGACGCCAGCTCGAACTTCTTGGTCTCCGCGAACTTGACAGCCCATCCCTCTCCACGCTTGCTCTTGGCTGCTGGACCACGGCTCAGGTTGATTTCCTCAGTCAACCCCAGCTGTTTACAACGCTCCTCCACATACCCGTCATCAAAGCCGAATGTATTGTAGCCACAGATGACGTCGGGGTTCTCGTCGAGCACACAGTTGAGAAAGGCGCGCAGGACATCGGACTCGGTACGGCAACCCATGAAGATCGTGCCCGGGTCATCGGACTTGGAGACGGTCCCCAGCACGAAGACGTACTTGCTCGTGGGTGTCATCAGGTTGTCTGACATGCGGAAGGACACACCAATCTGGATGATGGGGTCCTTGGTGGCGACAGGGAACTGCTGACCCACCAACGGACAGACCTCCAAATCGTAGGACGCCACCTTCAGCGGGATATGAGCGGTGGCAGGCGACACCTTGCTGTAATGACAGGTGTACATGACATCCACCGCCATGTCGTCTGGAGACTCAACTTGCGTGCCCTCGAATTGAAGAGGAGATCCGGGACCGATGTGGCGCTCGTGAATGAGCCGCAGAAAGGGGGGCAGGTCAGACTCGTACAGCACACGATCTGACAGGGACCGCTTCTTCTCGTGGAACGCGTTGAGTGTAGAGCATGTCACCTTCCATACGCCCGTCTTTGCAAGGTCATTGAACCCGGCAAAGACGTCATACTTCTTGACCTGTAGAGCCCCACCCGGGTCAGTCCCACCACAGTAGAAGTATGGAGTAAAGCCAGTCATTCGCAAACACACCACTTGGTCGTCATCGGTACGACCGTAGACGTCAACCACATACTCCTTTACCTTGTTGCGGGTAACATCGTGCTCGTGCCAGTCACAAGGCTGAAGAAGAACCATTTGAGTCTTCTATTGTCTTGTTGTATCATGTTCGTTTTGCGTGAAACTTTCTGGGTTTGATGATAAGCATGTCGTCAAACCCAATCGACTTTTTCTACGCCCTGACGCGAGGCAAGAACGACACAGCCCGTGCCGACGCGGATGCCGTAGCCAACCAGTCAGCGGCATCTCGCGCTCAGACGATGAACGATGGGGGGTGCTCGGAGTCTCTGAACCCTGCACTTGCCATGGCTGACCAGCCTGGTATGATTGCCACAAGCGGATTCTTCATGCCTGGAAACGGGTGCAAGGTGGACACCAATTCCGAGCTCCGCTGGGGTGACCCCGAGGCGTGGCGCGTGAAGGGTCCTAAGCAGTTGTGGGCACGTCCCTTTGCCACGACACCCAACATGGGTGGAGGCGCACCCGCGGAGGTGGATACCGAATCTGGATTGATTCGCTCTCAGCTGCAGCGGGGCACGAAGGACAACTCCACGATTATGGACAAGGCGATTCCCAACTACTACCAGCCGCTCATTCCAATGAAGCAAGCCGAATACAGCAACCCTGACAACTGGCTGTTGGATAAGTGGGCTCGGGGAGGGGATCCGACACGCTTAATCCAGGCAAAACGCGTAGAGTCTTCTACATAATGCGAGTCTTGTTCTTTGCGACGCGAATGCCCGACTTGTGCGGTGCGTTCCTGCACGATATTGATTTAGCCATCGAACTTCAGAAACGTGGTCATCAGGTCACGTTTATGACGACCGAGAAACCCAAGGAGGGATACAATGGGGGCACGTATCGCGGCTTTCGTTTCATGCATTATTCCGCCGGAACCGACCTGCTCGAGTCCAGCCAAGTGTGGATCTGCCCCCACGCGCCCGCGTTGCCTGTCGTTCGCAAAATCAACAGTCGTGGACTATACCGCCCCATGGTTGCCACCTGCCACTTTGATGGGCGGTACAGGTCGATAACGGACAATAACACCGGACAGTGGAATGAAATGCTGTTCTTCATCAACCGCAAGATGGAGACCAACTTTCGCGGTGCTGCCGTTCCGTGGCCGCAGTCAATTGTTCGTACCGAGGTCATCCGTCCCATTATGCACGAGGACAAGATTCGAATGGATCCGTGCCCTTCGGGCAACATGATTACATTGGTCAATGCAAACGTGAACAAGGGGGTTCACCAGTTCATTGAATTGGCGAGGCGCATGCCCGAACGCAGGTTCCTCGGTGTCATTCCGTACTACGGAGAGCTGTGGGTCCCACCTGCGCCTGCCAACATTGAATGGACTAAGTTTGACGACGATGTGCGGAACATTCTTGCGCGGACCCGCATTTTGCTGATGCCGAGCAAGTATGAGAGTTTTGGTCGCATCGCGGTGGAAGCCATGTACAACAAGATTCCCGTTATTTACTCCAAGTCTGACCCCACTGCAGAGTCGCCTGGCACCACGGAGGGTGTGGAGGAGTGGATTCTCCCCGCTGGGATTGGGTGTGTCCGCGACCGCACTGAAGAGTGGATGGCTGCGATTGCGTCATTGGACGACCCCGACGTATATGCAGCTCGTCAGGAGCTGTGCAAGGAGTGCGTGACAGCCATGGACTTGTTCACTGAGGCACCTCGGATTGCGGAGAAGGTTGAGTCGTTCGTGCAGGAGAACCCGGTTGTGGTGAGGACACAGGCGGAGCGGGCAGCGATGCCTGGACAAGCTCAGCAGCCTCGGCTCCCGCAGATGCCTGTGGGGGTTTCTCTAGGCTTTTCCGGTGGGCGCCTGAAAATACGAAGGTAAGCTTGTCCATCAAGTCCCGACCTGCGGCACATCGCGCCTTTTGCTCCTCGTCCTGCCCTGTGTCGACCTTGGGAGGCGGTGGAATGTGTTTCTCTCCAGACACCACAGGCTTCTTGAACAGGACATCAAGTGCAAGCAGGACATCGCCCCCGTGAGCAGCAAGTGCGTCCTCGGCTTCCTGGCGAGTGCATCCAGTGAAGGACATGATGGTCTCCATTACTTTTCTTGAAAGAAGTGTAATAGCTGAAGATGCGTTTTGTTGAAGAGCTCTGCCCTCCTGCGTTGCTCTACCTTATTTTCTTAGTCATCCAGCTTGGACTTGACCTTGGACTCGGACTGTGGGTGACCTTCGCGGTCAAGCTAGTCGTTGGTCTGTTCTTCGTGTACCTTCTGAACACCTTTTGTGGCATCGGACTGTCGCCGGTATCGTGGTTCATCGTGGCAGCCCCGTTCGTGATTACAGCGCTTGCCACAGCCATGTCGATGCAGTTGGATTTGGACCAGATCATTCTGGTTCAGAACGTGCCGAGCCGTGAGACGTTCACCAACAACGACGGCACAGCCTTCTCCATCGACGCTCATCCCCGGAACACCAGCGACCCCAGCCTTCAGGTAAAAACGGATTCTCGGCGCTGGAGGTTATAAGACCTCACCATCAAAGATGTCCTGCTTCTGCCTTCGCCTTCGTCGTGCGCTCGCCGCCTTCTTCGCCCCGTTCGAGATCGCCAACCGCAAGTACCTTCTCTCAGAGTACGATGAGTATGACGAGACCATGACCCATGTGCCCGAGGACTCCATCTATGTAGAGGAGTGGGAGCGCGACGGTGAGTTCCGCCGTCGTCTGCTCTACGAGTGCGAGGAGATTACCCCATACACGGGCAATCCATTCAAGGCGTACAAGAATCCATGGATCTGGATTGGCGACATCACTACGGACGTTGACCTGACGGATGCAGTGAAACGGTACCTCATGCCTGGGAACACGATTGCGCTGGACCTTCTGTTCCGCTTCATTCGCTGCACGAGCGAGACACAGCTGATGTTCGTGGACCCGCGCACGATGGAGCTTGTGAAGTTTCCCGCGGAGGGAGTAAGGATTGAAGCGAATGGCTCTTAAGCCCAAGACCGCATTTCAAACCGCTGAGAGGTACATTCAATTGTCCAGCCTATGGGAGTCCAACGAGTGGGTCCCATTCATCAAGCATATCAACGAGATGATCCTCATGCCGTTGATAGCCTTTTTTTCATATTGTGTTGGGTATTCGGATATCATGTTTTGTCTGTCAACGTTCGTAGGCGCAACGTCTGCGTGGACAGAGTACGCCGAGTTTGTTGAACTGAAGTTTACGATGCAGCGAATGGAGCTCCAAGCCCGACGTGTGGGAGGTCCCTTCATCTCCACCAACGACCCGACCTACATGCCGTACGTATGGGCGGATGCCGTTACGCGGAAGCATCGAGTCCATACCCACCTGTAGCAATGACGTCGTTATTACCACCGTGGGCACCCTTGAACTGTTCGGACATCCCAGCACTGCCCGTGCCGACGTATCCCCCGAACGGTGTTCCAGTGACCATGCCGCCACCCTTCAACGGAATCCGCGCTTTGCGAGCACGGGCTGTGAGCGCACGACGAGATCCCGAGACCTTCAAGCCCTTTGCCTTCAGAAGGCGCTTAATCGTCGCGACGGACCGACGGGTCTTCCTGGAGCCACGGCGGCGGCGTCCGCCCCCCGAGGCATTGTTTCCGCCACGCGAATCGTCCGTGAACTCCCCCGCTCCGACAGGACCGCCGCGTGCGGGTGCAGATGCACGGTCTGCCCCCCACTGCGCATTGCCAACACCAAGTCCGCCACGCTGGTTTGGATCAAAGCCATACCCACCACCACGCCTCGTGCGCTTGTGACGACGTCCGCCCTCGTACACTTTCCCGCCACAATCGCCACCACCCTTCTTAGAACGTTTAGTCATTTACTCTTCGTCGGGAAGATGTTCTGGAACGAGGGGTGGCTGTTCAGTGAACACGCCCATCGTTCCAGGCATATCGTCGTAGGACTCGTAGCCACGTATTAACGCATTTGCAGGCGCATCTCCAATTGTCGTCAGAGCCGTCAAATCGGGCTGATGGAACTCCGCAAGCAGGGAGGCTAGTATCTCTTGCCTCTTTGCGAACGACACCTTGTTGTGCACGCACTCTCCATTCACCGTCCACACGTCGTAGGCAACAATCTGCTTTGGACTAAGACGCACGCATCGGAGCACAGTGTCGAAGCAGAGTCGCTCGTCCATCACAACGGGTAGGTGTTCCTCTGTCCTGCCGTCCGTCCACATCATCTTAGGAATCCCATCCATGTCGTGACCAAGCACGACCCAACCAGGCAATCCATTGTACTGCGGAACCACCTTACAAGTCCGAGATGTTGGTTGCCCCTTCTTGACTAGAGGGTGCCATGGGTAAAGTGACCGAATTCGCTTCAGCATTCTCCTTCTTGGGCGGCTGCGTGTAATACTCAGGCAACGGCGGTTCGGCGGGCGGGGGCGGTGGTGGGGGCGCTTGCGGGGCGACAGCAGCAGGTGCTGGAGTTGGTGAGGGCGCAGGCAAGACCATGGGCGCGGGCATCACCGTCGGGGGATACATCCAACGGACCAGCAAAAAGATTGCCATATGGAGGACCACGAATACGCAGACAGACCCGAAGGCAATACCAATCGCGTCCCAGGTGTTCATTGTGTTGGACTTACTTTTTCTCGGGCATGATTCTACGCACTTCCTCAAAGTAAAACGCTGTAGCAGGGTCAGTGCGCTCACACCATCTACGGGGTGAGTCGGAATGCTCGGTATAGGTTACGTGCTCCACGTGGTAGACACGTGACAGCACTCCGAACGAGTAAGGGCGCTCTGTAAGCAAAAGTGTGTCCCCTGTTCGCTGAAGCAGCTGAAAGGTTTGAGTGTGGACATTGATGCGACCTAAGCCAGTGTAGAGGTACTGGGTTTCGACTGTCTTTCCTTTGGACTCAGCCCACGCGGGCGGGGCATCACTGCACCGCACCTCCATTCCTTACTGTATTAGCACGCACGACTCGCTCTAGGTCAGTCGGCGACTCGAGAATCTGGTTCATCTTGGCGACGGCGGCTGTCAGCGAATCCTCAATAACCGCCCACTGCACAGGGTCGTTCAGAAACTTGGTGGTGCGTGTGGGACTGTGAGGGAAGCGCTCAATCAGCTCCGCCTCGCCTGCGCCCGACATCTTCATGTACGTTCGCAGCTGAATCTCGTCGTAGATGGGCACATCGGGAAAGAACCGCGTGCGGTCCTTGCTGTCTACGATGCGGTTATGCGCTGCCACCCAACCATCCGTGCGTCCTACCAGCTTGAACGTCGGAAAGTCCATCTTCAGGTTCTTGGTGTTGCGCTCCACCACTTGCACGTTATTGTCAGTCTCGTACGTGTTCAGAATCTTGTCCTCATTGTTGAGACCGCGCTTCTTGGACACCTCGCCGCGTGCCTCCGACACCAGCTGATTCAGCACCGTCTCGCCGAGATGAGCATAGCGCATGTTTAGCACCGTGCGTGAGTGAACCTCGACATCCTCCAGAGCCGCAGCCACATTGCCCGACTTGGCGGCATCGAGTGCCGAATACACAACCTGTCGGATATTGGCATCCTTGAAGACCTCATCCTTGAGAGCAGCGAACGAACGAAGACCCAGGCGCGTCTCAATCTCCCGAATCTTGGGCGCAACTGTCTTGTCCTTGCAGAAGAGCTCGTAGTATACTTCGTCGGGCTTCTGGTACTTGTGGAGACCGCAGACACCAGCAACCTTGGTCGCAGAGATCGAGGGAATAAAGGTTGCCATTGGTACACTCCAACTTCAACTTCGGCATTCCGTTTTTGCGGTTTACGGCGACGAGAAGGATTGCTGCATACGCTGGATGGCATCCATCCAGCGAGGCATACCCTCCAACAGTTGGGAGATCGCCAGTGTGTTGCCCGCTACAGAGGTGGCATCCAAATTTGACTCGCATACAATCACCACTGCAGCAAGCAACAGTGGTCGCTTCGCCTTGTCAGAGGGCGACCACCGCAGACAGTGCATCTTATACAGGATATCTACATACGGACGTGCCTGAGGGCTCGCCTGTTTCCGCACAGCCTCCCAGAAAATCCAGATTGGATGGGTCCCATGGTCCACCGACACGAACTCGTCTGCGCGGTTGGCAAAGGGCAAGACCATCTTGGATGCCTTCTTGTGTTCACGGCAAAAGGTCAAGACCCACGACATCCAGTACAGGGCTCGTGTCAGGTCACGCACATCCTGCCGAATACAATAACAGAATTCATTGATCGGGACCACAACAGGCATCGGGTCATTGGCACGCAGCACAATCTTGCCGTAGATAGACGAGGGTGCCTTGATGCTCTCCTGAATAGTCACGGGGTCAAAGTCATGTGCGGGCTTGATGGTGGGCAGAGAGGGCAGTTTGTTCTTGCGGCATGCCGACATGGCTGCAGCCACTTCGCAGACGATACGGCGAACGTCCATGTTGTTGCGAATGTCCGTCATGGAGGACAGTGCGTATCTGGATTCAAGAGGCATGTAGTTCTCGTAGGAATTTGCCAAGTATGTGAAGACAGCGGGATTGGCGCGGTTGATATGAAGCGCCGCTGCCTCAAAGAAGGCATCCCATAAGGAATGCACGAGTCCCGAGCACAATAATTCCAATGTCCAGTAGCACGCGTAATCCGCGTGACCCAACTGCACATTTTGTAAGAGGACCTTGCGGACATGGGCTCGGGGGTGCCCGCAAAACGTCTTTTTTTGAAACTCAAGGACACTTCGTGGATCAGTGATCTCCATTAGTATGGATACTGGAATTGAGGAACGACAGGACGAACGTACATGAGCTTGGTGATGAGCACATACACTGCGTACAGCAAGACGAGCACCAGCATCACATTCAGGAACATGTCCAACCAAGGATACCACTTAGGAGGGGCGACCTTGCGGTTTGTGATGTTGATTTCATTTTGGAGGTCGGAGATGTTCTTTGTGAATTCATCCACCGAATAGTGGAGGTCCTCGGACACATCTGAGTAGAGACCCTTTGCCGTCGTCATCACGTCCAGAGTCTTTTGCAGCTGCTCCTTCTGCCCCTGCAAGGCTGTGAAGGAAAGCGTGTATCGGTCCACTGAAGCTTGTGCATTCGCAGTGGCGGTGGCAATAGCCTGTTGTTGGGCGGCGGCGAGGGCGGCAGGGTCTTGTGCGGGAGGAGGAGGTGTTACCGTTGTATCGGGGATTTTTACGCATTTATTTGGAAGCATGTAGAGGTATCCCGTTGGGCACGTGGGAGGTCCGCGTGGGACAGGAAGTCCGAATGGACCCCCGGCTACCCCGCACTGCATAATTGAAGGGACATACTCCGAAGGTGGCGGACATGTGGGCGTGGGTGCGCTCATTGTATCTGGGAAAGATAGATTGCGGCTGCGATACCCGTTGCGAGAATCAAGACCACTGACATCTGTGCAGCCCACGCAGGCATGACGAGAAAGGCAAGAATGGAGAGCAAGAGTGTAAGCAATCCTGCCTGAATTACGTAGAGATTCTTGGCTTGGATCTCAAGTATCTTCTTCCGCTGCTTCATCTCTTGCGAGTCGGGTGTACCTGCCGTCGCGGGACGGGGCAGCCTGGTATCCTTTGCAAAGTCATCGGCAGCCTTGATAATCCGAGACGACTGGTTGACCTTCAGCGCAGCCTTGTGGGCGACATCTGCGAGGTCTGACCCTCCTTGGATATGTGTGTTCACGTAATCCATTATCCTCTGTTAGGAAGAAAAGACCGAACTGCGCCGTAGATGGGCGCAATGAGGCGAGCATCGCGATTTGCACCCTGGTCCCGCCATCCAAGGGCGTTGGGAACGGGGGATACGCCGTTGTTGATGTACGGTGCAATCGTGGCTGACATACGGATGTAGCGGGTGTGCTCGGATGCGTCCGATGTTAAGCCCACGTGGCGAACGCCATTGTTACCGAGTTCAATGAAGGAGCGAACGGGCATTTTGTTTACTAGCCAAGAGATAATGCTCGAGTGGCTTGTCCTTCTCGCGGGCACGCTTTTGTTTATCATCAACCTTTCGGCGCGAGAACATGCGACGAACCCGCCTAGCGGAGGGGGGAGCGGAACCGTTACGCTTCCCGCTGACCTTCGGGCATCACTGGATAGATACAAGACGCTGCTGATTGCGTCCACGTCCAACCCGTCAAACACTGGAGCCGCACAAGCCACCACCAATGCAAAGACTCAGCTGGATATGCAACTTGCTCAGTGGCAGGAGGATGTAGCCGCCGCGCAAAACAAGATTGAGACAACTGTGAACACGGACGGAGGGCTTGGATCCGACGTGGCAGCGCTTCATGAGCAGGTGTCGTCCTATGAAGAGACGCTGCCCAAGCTCAAGGATACCCTGACCAAGTCCAAGGTGATTACGGGAGAACGGGCGGAGGACACAACCATGATGGTCGCCAAGACAGTTGCACTCTTCACGATTGGATTGTTTGCGACCTTTGTGAACGGAGTGTATTAAACACCTTTCAGGATCATGACCCCGGCGAGTGCAAAGCACCCAAGGATGAAAAGCCCAGAGTATACCAGAAACGGACCTTCAAATTTTTCCTCCTCGCGTTCACTGATTCGTCGCAGTGTCTCGAGGTCGTCATTGCCTCCAGACAATTCATCGTAGCGAGCCTGGAGTGCATTGAGACGCGCCAAAAACTCTGTGCGCCTCGTTTCCAAATTCGGCGACGGGTCCTCCGTGGACACCGACACCATCATGTTCAGAATGGTAATCATCTTCTGCTTGGAGGACAAAATGGTCTCGATGAGTTCCTTGACACGAGCCTCTGTCGCTGTCGCCCCACCCCTCGCAAGCCTAAGCCCCTCTTGGACTGCGGCGTCATGCTTCCTCTTGGCGACTTGATACTGAAGTTCCAAATCAACCAACTGCCCGACGGTTGCCTGCCCCGGAGTGCTCATTGTGTTCACACAATATTTGCGTCCACTACGCAGTAGCGCCACACCTTGGACTGTCCGGCTGTGTCGCTGTGGCGAATGACCTCCACCACGTCGCCCGGGATAGCACCAAGGATGCGAGCCTGAATATCCTGTGAGTCAATGGACAGCATCTGGACCTCGGGCTTGGTAATGTTCTTCTCCTTGAGCAGGGTTGTGACCTCGTCGGGCTTCAGAATGCGATGAGGCATGGACCAGCGCGATTGCGTAATGTCATACTGCAGCTCAGGGAGGTAGAAGAACTGGACCCTATCCTTGGCGGCTGCCTTCATGGCGAGCAGTGCATTGTCGGACGGTTTGGATCGCGAAACCACAACCATTCCTTGAGCGTATGCATTCTCGCTTGCGAACTTGCGATAGTTCCCGATATCTGGAATGGAGGTGGTCTGCTTCTGATTGAAGATGACCAGCACCTTGCCGATTGTGTACAAATTTGCCTTTTCCACGTCGTCCGTCGTGATACGGGTTGTGTCGGTCGGAAGACCGCGACGACTGAGGAAGAGACGCAGGGTGTCGAGTGCGGTTTCTTCAGTTGGCGCCATGCTTGTTGTTGAGCAAGAGACGAAACAATCCCTTTTTTTCGGGGTCTCTAAACAATGACTGATCTTCTTATGCTTCTCGTGGGCATGGTGGCTGTGGGGCTGGCATGGTCTACATTCTTCTCTTCGGAGGCAAAGCGCCCCGACCCGCCGTTCATTGACACTCGTGGAATCCAGCGGACGGATGCCACGATCGATTCCAGTTACGCACAGCGCACGAACCACATGCCCCCACCGATCGTCGTGAGCCCCCCGCTTGAGGGCATTGAAACAGCCTTCCAAGTCAACGCATATAGAGCGTACGTGAAGTAAACCATAATGGCTCACAAGCACAAAATACCAGCTGCTCTGCGAGAACAAGTATGGATCTATCGCTGCGGACATGTCTTCTCCAGTCCCTGCACGATTATATGGTGTCAGAACCGCATGACCGTTTTTGACTTTGAGTCTGGACACGATGTGCCCGAGAGCAAGGGTGGCAAGACGACTCTTGACAACCTCTATCCCTTGTGTAGGCGATGCAATGTAAGCATGGGAGATCGGTATACCATTAAGGAGTGGAATGCAAAGTTCGCTGATCGTAGACCCTGGTACTCAAAGATCTATCGTTACTGTTGTGGACGGTAGAGGAGCAGGTCTTGTCCCAGCTGCGCGATGGAGCACCACCTCGTCCCAGAAGGACTTCATGTCCGCAAAGTGTTTCGGCAGCCAGTCGGGGTCCTTGGGTACAAAGTCCTTCTTCACGGACTGCAGAATCCAGTGCACCTTCTGGTTCTCACGTTCCGTCCACGAGGCATCCTTCGTATAACTCACCGTCTCGTCCTCAAAGATCACAAAGATACCTTTGCGACCTTGGAAGGCGACCCATTCTGCATAGAAGACCTGCTTGAACCGAAACTCCACATACTCACATTCGTCAATGCCCGTGCACTCCATCTGCATCTGCATCTGGTGAATGTACGCCGCGGGCACACCCTCCTTGGCTACGCGTGAGAAGGGACACTTGAACTCGACCAGCCGTCCGTATCGCATGTCCCGCGGTCCCTTTGGAAAGATGATGCCGTCAGGCGAGGCGCCGAGGAAGGCGTGGACAGGATGCTGGACACAGGATACATCCGTGATTGAACAGCTGGTCTCCTCCTCATAGATCTTCTTTGCCACGGGCTCAAATCGCGTACCCCAAATCAATGGCGCACAGGGCGGACCCGTGGATGGCGCAGGAGGGTCCAACTTGCGGATCATCACCGAACGCCGCGTCTCACCACCCGTGAAGATGGCTCCCAACTCCGAGGCTGTAATCATCTGACCCCGCTTGCTGTGCCACGCATCCGTTCGCTGGTCGTTCTGACCGTAGACCCGAATGACCCTGCGTACGTTGCGGTCACGAGACCACCTGCGCCCAAGTTCGCCCTTCATCAGTTCGTGAACTCGCAGCAGGACATGTTTGCGCAGTACGCGATGTGACAAGGGGGCTAAAGTGGCGCAGAAGTTCACAAAGTGCCGAATCCGAGTTTGAAGGTGCGTAAACGGTCCATCCCATAGCCACTCCTTGAGGGCATCGTCCATTGCGTTTGGTATGCGTTGAACTCCTAAACTCATTTTCACTGGTGAAACACAGATTAGGTATGACGGACACTGTGATTCAAAGCAAGGAGCAGTGGGTGCTGCACCGCCTGGAGGGATTCTACGCCAACCCCGCGACCTTTGCGCGTGTTCAATCCATCCTGCAGGGCGAGTCCAAGCTGAGTCTGCGCCTGATTGACTGGTTTGTGACCAACTATTCCAAGAAGCAGAATGTGTCGTTTCTGACCAAGGACAACAAGCACGTCATTGTGTACCTGGTCTACAAGGCGCATCTCAAGGCGTACAACAAAAAGATGTTCGACCCCTTCTGCAGGTGGAAGCGAATTCAGTTTCGGGGGCTGGACACGACGGTTGGACAGCTCAACTTCTTCGAGTGGGCTGTACAGGATGAGGTCCTTGATTATCTGGAGACTCACTACGATGAGATCCATGCAGACATGGAGGCGTGTTCCCAGGTGGTGACGAACACGGAGGAGGGTCGCCGCAAGCGCCACGAACTGAGCCGTTCAGCCACCAAGTCCGTGCGCCGCCACGATGTCCGCGTTGTGGTCTCGTTTGATTAAGTGCGACAGGCTAACAATGCAGTCTGCCATTGACCGCCGCGTGGTGTACCCAGTCTCCACCGACATTACAGAACATGATATTGACGTGGTCTCCGACTTGTGGACCATGGATGGTAGAGAAGTGTACCGCGGGCGCCGCGACCCTGCCTACAAGCATGCCAATGTCTACTGGTTGTACGACGAGGACTTGGACCGCGTGGGGTTGGCGGAGCACGACTTGATAGACCACGCAGACGTACACTTGCGCTGGTATTACGAGAGCCCCTTTGCTACGCTCCTACAGGAAAAGGGGTGGGAAGTCGGAGACAGTCTCTGGTCTGTGCTTCCCGAGTCTGTCTATGAGCAGTTTATGTCCGAGGGATGGACTACACCACGCAAGATACTGGAGCGATGCCTCAAGAGTTCGGTTCGTGTGTTCAGTCCCGACATGGTGTTGACCCCGCCCAAGATGTATACATGTGAAAAGTGTGCGTGGGCTTCTCTTGAGCCACTCCACGCTGGGTGTATTGAATCTCACTTGGACGTGCCTAATTTATCAAAGGTGTTCTTTGTTGATGATTCATTGACTCTTCACAAGCCTCCATCTGGCTCCAAAGTCTTTACTGCGCTGCAGCCACCGCCGCACGCTTCCGTCCAGGCTTTGCCGCCTGGATAGGCGCGGGACCCGCACCGCCCGTGTTTGCCCGATTCATCTGCGGAGGCGGCGCACGCTCCTCCTCCTCAGGCTCAGCCGCCACAGGCACCTCAATCTCCGCCTCCTCCCCAGCCTCCTCGCGTGCCGTGTCCTCCTCAGGCTCCTTGATATCAGCGAAGGCAGCCTTGGCTGACACGCGACTCGGCGGGAAGATCTTGGCTAGCACAACACGCCACGTCACACCGAACCCAGTGCCCGTGACGTAGATGCTCGGCGCAATCACCATGCGACCCTCCATACGCTTGGCAAACACCTGCTCAATGTTGTCCAGCGTCACTGCGATTGACTCACCATTCGGGTCCATCGCATCCAGGCTGACCGCACCATCCCACACCGAGATCTTCATGCGGAGGCTAGGCGGGTACTTGCCGCTCGGCACCCACTCGCCATTCACCTTCTCCACGCTAGGATTCAGAATCGGCTTCATCGTCTCACGGAGCACAGCCTCCGACTTGGACTTGCCGAACCACTTACCACTGTTTAGAACTGCATGCTGGATGATCTTCTCCTGAAGGTCCAGCATGAAGTTGTAGAGCTGTCCAATCTCACCCACGTCTGCGCCCGCGCGCTCCTTGACGTAGGTGTCACAGCCCTTGAGAGACGCAAGCAGACTGTAGCTGTTCTTGCCCTGGTCGTCTGTGCGGGTCACCACACCCGCTGGGTAGAAGATGCGCGGAATGCGAATCTGGAAGTTCTGTCCATTGTAGCGAATCGGAACAGTCTTTCCACCGGCCTTGTTGGCACGGATGTCGCCGATGGTCACGCGGTTGATGTCGAGAGTCTCAGAAGGAACGATGGCAGAGGCAGACATTTTAGCAGGTTGTGCTTCTGGCTGGCTCATCCGCCGCCGTTTCCGTTTTTAGCGCATGAATCCAACTTTCAAGAAACTCTTTCAGTCAATCAAGGGATGCCGCAGTGTGTATCCACGCGGAACGTAAAGTCTACAGATCAATGCACGGCACCTGCGCTGGTGGGACATACCATGTGTGGGACGCATCGCAAAGCCAAGGTACCTCGTTTATGGGTTGACGTCAACCAGAACCGTAGGCTACCTGCCGTCAAGATACAGTCGGTGTTCCGTGGATGGAGAATCCGCAGATATCTTGCATTGTGTGGACCTGGAGTGTTGGCACGCAAAGAGTGTGTGAACGACGAGGATGTGGTTACGTGTGTAGAGAAGGACAGGCAGTATCCCTTTGACTACATTGGCATGGAAGAGGCAGGCAAGGTGTGGTGGTTTGACTTTGCTACACTGTGGGATTGGTCCCTCCGGTCCATTGAGCCCTTGAACCCGTACACGAATGTGCCGTTGACTCACGAGGTCAAGCAGCGCATTAAACGAATGTGGATTGCCCGTCGCAGGCTTGGAATGCCTGTGCCTTCAGAAAGCGGTGTTCCAACGGCTGACCGCATTGCCCGACGCTGGACGTCCTTGTGTCAAATCTTCCGTTTCTACGGATTTGAAGATGTCCACCCAAACATGTTCGCGGACTTGACCAAGCAGAACCTTGTTGTGATGTTCCGATTGCTGGCAGTTGACTTCAATGAGATGCCGAAGAAACCTCATCGCGCAATGGGCTTCTGTACACGTGGTATACAGAATGCACAGAGCATGCCGCCAGGTGGGTACATCATGACGAGCCTGAATGCATTGATGTTCATGTTGTCGGGGGCGAACAGCTACGACTTTGTGTTTCTGGTGCTGTCGGCGCTGTACCGCTGCTAAAAACGGGTTTGATCATAGCAGGGTACCGGACACGCCACCATGAACATCTTCTTCTTATCTCTCGACCCCGCGGAAGCGGCTCGCCTTCACTGCGACAAACACGTGGTGAAGATGATTCTTGAATCCTGCCAATTGTTGTACTGCGCCCACTGGATGTGTGGGACCACCATGCCCTCCAATGCCTACAAGAAGACCCATCCCAATCACCCGTGTGCAAAGTGGGTCCGCGAGTCCCAAGCCAACTACCGCTGGCTCTGTCGGTTGGGGTTGGAATTGTGTGGAGAGTACACGTTCCGGTACGGCAAGCACCACAAGTGTGAGGAGCACCTTGTCTGGCTCTGCATGAACACTCCGCAGGGCTTACCCGAAGCGTGGACGCCTCCCAAGCCAGCCATGCCCGACGAATACAAGCACTCGGACCCCGTAGCCGCCTACAGAACCTACTACGTCTGTACCAAGCAGCGCATGCTGCAGTACACGAAGCGCCCCTCCCCCGAATTCCTGACGCAAGCGATTTACATGACCGCCGTAGGGTAAGAGTATACCAACGCGTTAGAAATGTCTGCCTCTTCCTCTGTTGTTAAGGCAAACAAGATGCCTGCTAAGAAGTCCGATGCCAAGCCCGTCGTCGTCGCCGCTGTCGTCGCTGCACCCCCTGCCCCCGTCGCCGCCGCGGCTCCCAAGGCGCCGAAGGCTGCCCCCAAGTCCAAGGCGGTGAAGGTCGAGAAGGCGCCCGCTGCCGGCGCTGCCACGCTCACGGTGCCGACCGTTGAGACCCCCTCTGCCCCGGTTGTGGTTGAGTCCACGGAGACGTCGGAGGTTCAGCTCGCTGCCCTCGGTGAGAAGCTCAAGGCGCTCAGCGGTGAGCTCCAGACCCGCCTGCGCGACGCCGTCAAGGGTGTCCAGGATGCCATCAAGGCGGCTAAGCGCGAGGCTCGCGATGGCAAGAAGAAGAAGCGCAAGGACCCGAAGGACATGAGCGCCGAGGAGCTCAAGACGTACGAGGCTCGCCGCGCGAACAATGCTTTTCTCGTTCAGCGCCCGCTGACGGATGAGCTCTGCACCTTCATGGGTCTCAAGTCGGGCGAGAAGCGCTCGCAGACGGAGGTGACCAAGTTCATCTCGGGCTACGTCAAGCAGCACAACTGCTTTGACCCGAACTTCAAGCGCCGCATCCTCCCGAACGCCGCGCTCGGCAAGCTCCTGCGCGTTTCGGACAAGGACGAGGTGACCTACCTGAACCTCCAGTCCTTCCTGAAGGTGCACTTCATCAAG